GTTAATTCTAACTGTAACGTTTACGGCTTTGTTTGATGCTACAACAGATGAACGACCAGTAATGTAGATCTGATCGTTGACAACGTATCGTCCGTCATCAGCACCTTTGCCAAAGTTGTCGGGATACAAATCGGATTCAGAAGTTAAGCTGTTGTTTGAGAAGTCAACTAGAAGTCGACCCGATGCAACCAAGGCACGGTCATTTGCAAAGATAAGACCGCCACGGTTTAGATCAGTAACCTGAATGTCAATCGAACTGTCTGCACCAACTGAGGTGGTCAATGCTTCATTAGCACTGGTTCCTTGGAAGATAAAGTCGACTGAATGTACTTGAAGAGCTTGACGATCTCCAACATCAACGTACGAACCAAGGTCAATCGTTGCAAAAGTGTCTGTACCAGCTCCGCTGATTGTCACTCGTTCGGTTAGGGTAAACATGCTTGTCTTTTTTGTTGCCATTGTATCACATCAGGTGGTCGGGGGTTGTTTCGGTCAATTAAACGTCGGGCCGGCTCCCCCGACCAATTATCACACAACATCGACGGTGTATAAAGTAAACCGCTTGTGCAGTCCCCTGCAATTTGCAGCCCATCTTCGCGAGCGAAGCGAGTTAATCGGACAAACCACCCGTCCCCGACCTCCACCCCTATCAAAATAGCCCCCCCTATATTATTCTGCCCAAGGCTTTTTTTTCAGAGATATTAAATAACATTATTATTTATCGTAATTCATGGCGAACCAATACTCCATAACCGTGAGCAACAGGGCTGATGCTGTCCTAAAACTTCTGAAGGAGAATAATTACAAGACTTCTCAGTGCATATCCGCCCTCATCGAGACTCTAGGATATGAAGCGACTGTACGTCTTGTGACATATCAACGTCGGATCACTAAACTTGAAGAGGAGGATGAGGAGTAATGGCTGAGTTCATCAAGTGTCAATTCTGTTTGTACCGATTTAAGTTACGTGGAGACATCTCCATGGCACACCAAGCCATGCGTATAGCATCACACATCATGACTTATCATTGTCGCACGTGGACTGAGGAGGAATCTGAATGAAACCGACCAGGAAAGAGTTTCATGACGCATATTGTGTCATTATGGCATTCATTGATACCGAACCAAACAGTAGAAAGTTGTTTCATTCACTTCTATCCTTTGCATTACAACTGGAGGAAGAAGAATGACTCTCCCTTGGTACTGGCCTTTGGTTCAAGACTTAACCAAACACATTCAAGATGAACACATGGATCAAGATGGAGCAATGGATGAAATTAATTTTGCAGAGGAATATCTGCATTACGAATCATTCACGGATGGTGAATATGTTTCACTTCAATGTCCGTGGTCTCAACATTGCTCATGCGACTGGAAAGTTTCAGCGCACGTGGAATTCAAACTTGTTGAATCTAAAAGTAAGGAATGAACATTACTGCAGCTCTAACAGCATCGATCCCACCGACCATAGCGAGAGTGAGAAACGATACCAACACGTTTAGTTTGACTAACGTGTCGAGGTTTGTTTCTTTCTCACCACGTCGTTCTTCACGTGACATAAGCCATTGTGCAAAGCGTTCAATTCTAGTTGCTGTTTTCGATTCTTCAATTGGTTTTTCATCAGTCATAGTAATACCTCTTCAATAGTGTCCAGTTTTCTTCCTGCTTCTCTACCCATCTTTGCTCCCCGAGCTGTAGCCATTGCTAAGCCACCGATCCAAAGAGTGTCGACAATAGGAAGAGGGCCGTCAATCCAGACGATAGGGTAAGTCCAGACATACGCAGTAAAACCAATCGCAGCACCTATGCCTTGGCCGATTGCAGCGAATGGTATGTCTGTTTGAACCTTAGTAGGTTTAGGAGGTGGTGCCTGAACTACTTGTGCTGCTACAATAGGTGATTGTCGTGTTTGTTGACCTAGCAACTTCCACTTTTCTTCTTCGAGCATTAGTTAACGTCCTGTTGTAGTAAGTAAGAGTTACGAAGTCGCATGATGTACGACAAATCGTTTTCTTCCTTGCCACTTCCAACTAGGACAACTCTCATGTGCGGTAATTGAATACCTGAGCCGTTAGGGATGGATTGGCCACCTAGAGGTTGAATGACAACAAATCGAGTAACATACAATCGGTCTGAAGCGGTTGGTGCCATTGATCCAAACTCATTCGTTGAATAAACAACGCCTGCTTGTTGTGGCAAGGAAGAATTGTGTACGATCATCTGAACTCGACCGTAAAGGATGTTTTCAAAACCAAGTGTTGTAGCTTGGTCGGTTGTACGTCGTGGGTCAATACCAGGACAACTGTAGACTGGAATCCATGAAGTGCCATCTCCAGTATAAGTTTGGTCTGCTACCCACTTGTCTACTTTGAAAGGACTTTCAGTAATCAAGACGTACTCAAATAATGCACCATATGGAACGTAACCTGCAGTAGGGTCTCCGGGGTCTCTTTGAACCACTCCCGGTACTGTATAGAAAGGTGAGTTCTGAATTGTAGCTGCTTCAGGATAGAATGTCTCTTCTTGAGTAGTAGTCATTCCACCGATATCAATTTCGTCTTGCGTGTACAATATGTTGGTATTGCCACCTGCATATTCCCATGGACCATTGCTGGACCAAGTTGTTCCAGACGCAGTATAGGTGAACGAGCCCCCTCGCATTACTTTGTCAAACATAACTGTACGACTCATTTCCTACCACCTTTCTTCTTCGAACCTTTCCAAGACTTTGCAGCTCTCTTGAACAATGTGTTGTGAGGTGTCTTAGGATGTTTCTTCTTCAGACGTGCAAGTTCTTTTTTCATGTGCTTGTTGTATGCAGATGGAGCTCGCTTAGCAGCCTTAACGGTTTTCTTAACCGCTGCTTTACCTGCTCGACGAGCGGTAGACTTTGCTTCCTTCTTTGCAGATTCTACAAACAATGCTTTCAATTCATCGAGTGTTCCTTCAACTTTAACCAAGGTAAACACCTCAGTTGTCAGCAGCGGTCGATTGGATAGCGATGGCCATGAAGTCCTTCGAAGATAGAGTAACAATGGAAGCGTTAATTCTAACTGTAACGTTTACGGCTTTGTTTGATGCTACAACAGATGAACGACCAGTAATGTAGATCTGATCGTTGACAACGTATCGTCCGTCATCAGCACCTTTGCCAAAGTTGTCGGG